GTTCAGTTGGTAAACACAAGATACTTCTATTACCAAGAGCACGAGGACCAAACTCAGCCTTACCATTTAAAACAGGCACAACTTCACCCTGCATAATTCTGTGTGCTATTTCTTCTGGATTTTGCTCTAAAGAATCATCATAACCAATAAATGGTCCTTCCCAAAGAGGTCGTTGCACTAAAGCAGCAGCTCCTAAAGCGCATCCTGCATCTCCTGCTGCTGGTTGAATTGCAATTTCTTTAAAACCAGTATACCTTACTAACTCTGTGTTAGCAACACAATTTAAAGCTACACCACCAGCATACGCTAATTTAGAAGAACCTGTTTCGGAGTGTAACCAACTTGCAAGGTTTATCAAACACTCTTGTAAAATTTCTTGAGTGCTTCTTGCAACATCCCAATCTAATGCTCCTACTCCTATACCTCTACGTAAATCTTGAAGTAAAGTGTATTCTCCTAATTGTGTATGAATAATTTTTTCTTTAGCGTATTTAACCCATTTTGGTTCTCCGTAAGCAGCAGCAGACATGATTTTTTCTTCATCAGATAAAGGTCTAAAACCTAAAAATCGAGTTACAGTTGAATAAAATAATCCTAAACTGTTTGGATACTCAAATCTTTTTAACCAACTTATTTTATCATTTTCAAAAATACCTAAACTTGTAGCATATTTGCCACCCATTGAGTCAACAACCATGACGGCACATCTGTCCCAGTCAGTTGTGCAAATAGAGCTCATAGCATGACAATCGTGATGTTCAAAAAACTCAATGTCAAACTTACCGGGGAGAGCTTTTTTAATGTCTCTTTTGATGTTTTGTCTTTCCATAAAATCTTTTTTTTCATAGAAAGCAACCACATCAGTTTGTTCTTTTTGGTTTCTTAACCAACGAAAAGTATTAATAGGAAAACTATTATCATACTTTTTACGAGTAAATCTTTCTTCGTGAGACCCACCAACAATTAAGTTGTTATGAATGTTAACAGCAGCTGAATCGTGATGATAAGCGCTAAAACCCATTATGTTCATAGTAAATCCTTGTGGTACGGAGTTTTCTTAAAACCTCTCAAAAAAGTTCTTCGTATAGATTTCTTAAATTGAGAGTAACTTTTAAAATCTCCTTTAAATCCTGTTTGATTATTACACAAATTATACGCTTCCTTTAAACTTGAAATTTCAGTGAAAGGTAATTTCTCTCTACTAAATATTATTGTAGGCACCTCAAAGTCTAAAGATTTTTTATAAATTATTCTCAACGCAAAAAATCTTGCGGCCCCTCTTATTAATAAATAAAAATTATTTTCAAAAATTGATATAAAAGGATTTAGAAGTCCTTCTTTTTTTAAACTCTTCGCTACATTCATAATTTGTTGTGTATCTGTGGTGCTTAAACCTGTGTATGCTCTATAGAAATTTTTTAAAGGTATGTTAGCTTTATATATTTTGATGGGTTCATCCATTGAAATACCTTTTAAAAATTAACTCTAAAGTTTTTTTATTCATCTTTTTATAGTTAGGATTATCTATAAAACTAACTATGGCCCATCTTCTATTATTAACCACTGGCTTAATTCTATGAACCATAAAGCAAGGAAAAACAACAGTAACACCAGGCTTCGGATGTACACGGGCGAGTATTTTATTAGGAATTGGTGCACTAAATTCAGTTTGTTCAACTCGCTCTCCTAAAGGGTTCCAGTCCCCTATTTCAAAAGGTTGTCCGTCAGTTAAGTAAGTAAGCTGACTCCAATATCTACTAGGCCGGGGACAACTAAGAACCCCATCAACATAATCCATATTATCAAAATGCCATTCATAACCTTCTCCTGGTTTTAATAGTATTGCCTTATAGCCTGCAAAATCTGCATACCACTGATTACCAAAAAATTTTAAATTTTTTTCACACTCTTCAACAATTTTGGGAGCATTTTTTGCTATTGATTTATTAAATCCTATGTCAATAGCATCTACCCATCCGTTGTCAATGAAATCTTCCACCTGTTTTCTATTTCCTCACGAAGTTTCATGGCAAAGATAGTATGACCTACTTGATTAATGTGTCCTCTACCATCTGAATATTCTTTTGCGAGATCTCTCATGTACTCCCACCAAATGCAAGCATTATCTTGTAACATGTCATGTTCTAAAATGTTTGGTCGATAAATAGGAATTAGTAATAAATTATCAGGGGTAAAATTCTGTATAGCTGCCTTAACAAAAAGTGCATTAGTTCGCCAATACCAAGGCATTTTCGTAAATTTTCTAAACCAGATGTCGCGAGTCATTTTACCCCAAATGTTACCCTCACCCCAATCGTATGGTACTAAATAATCGCCGTTGCCTTTTGGATCAGCGCGATGATGATGACCAATCAACCAAATTACCTTAAAACCTTTGACAAGTTTATTTTTTATGATATACTCTGATTGTACATCTAGAGTAATACCTGGATGCTCCCAACGATTGTTAAGGTTTAACAAAGAAAATGCAGGTTTTGGTGCTTCATCACTTGGTATCGACCAAGAATTTCCTACAACAAAAATATCTTCAATGCTCATAGTAGCTTGTGGCGACTCATTTACTCAAGGAGAAGGTCTTGATAGCCAAGACCAAGTTTATGCACACATATTAGCAAGAAAATTTAATGCAACAATTAAAAATTTTGCTCAAAGTGGTGCTTCAGAATATCTCATTTTAAATCAAGTTGAAGAGGCTGTCAAGTTAAAACCTGATTTAATTGTAGTAGCACACACAAGTGAGTACCGCTGGAAAGTATGGGACTTTAGAAGAAATTTCTGGCAAGGTTTTATCGTAGCTAATCACATTGTGGAAAATGAAAAATATTATCGTAATTGGATACTTTCAGAGCAAATTTTAGGAAACAGAAGAAAACATGAAAAACAACATCAAGCAGCATGGCACGCAGCAGGCATGTTATACTTTTCTGATCAAAAAATAGTTACTGAACTATGGGAAGGGGCTGTTGCTAAACAAGTATTACTTTGTCAAAGAGCCGGAATAGAACACATACATCTATGCTGTTTTCCTCACCTTTATGATAATTTAAAAAACTTAACTGATTGTCACGTTCCAATTCATTTTGATTTAGAAAAGCATAAAGACCCTGCAAAAGACGGGTCTCATGCAGGGCCTAAATCACACCTTAAGGCAGCTGAGTTAGTTTGCAAACGTTTTGGTTTGTAACATCTCTCCTGCCATGTCTTGTTCAGCACGAATGTAATCGTAAAAATGGTTAACAGCAACCTCTTTATGCTTAGCCTCTACTTCAAAGTCAGCGTATTCAAGCATAGGAATAGCATTTGACATTAACTCCTCGTCATGATACATCTCTGAGTGTGCATTAGGTTTCATCCAATAAGCTTCATTTTCAATTGGAAAAGATTGAGATTTATGAAATAGGGGACGCACACCTTTCCAAGTTTTAACAGCTTCTTTAAAGAAATCATCATTTACACTAATATGTCTAACTTCGTCCCTAATTTTTCTGTTAACAACTTTACCCTCTGAGTTTTTGACTTTTTCGTTTTGTCGCATTCTATGACAGGCATAGTGGTGTATGTCGAGACAAGTTCTTGTTGGGATTCTTGCTGCGAGTTCGAGTGTGTGTTCGATGTCATAGCCGTTGGGTTTATCTTCATTTTCAACTGATAAAGTTCCTTGAGCGTAGTCTGAGAGATATTGGAAATTGCTTGCAAATCTCTTAATTCCATCAATGTGCTTTCCCCCGTATAATCCTTGCAAATGTATGTTCATTGTAAAATCTTCTGCCGATAATCCCATAAGTTTACCATACAAAGCATGGTATTCTAAATCTTTAATAGAGTTTTCTACAACATTAACCTTTGGGCTACCAAGAACAGTATACTGACCAGGATGCACAGAGAGCCTGATCTCATGGTATTTAGCTATTTCACCGCATTTATGAAGAGCTTCGCAAATCTCCTCCCAAATTTCTTTATACCAGTCTTGAGTGAAGTCCAAAGTATAACAAGGAAACATCTCAGAAGAAATACGAAAAGAACGAAGATTTCTAGGCTGTTTTGAAAAATAGTGCTCAAGTATAAGATAAAGTTTGTGAACATTTGACAGAGCTTTATCTTGTACACGTTTTTTACCTCCGTCTTTTAATGCGTATGTTTTAGTAGTTGTTCCAAAATTAAATTGTTTTGCTAGTTTTTTATCATGAAACTGACAACATTGAGATAGCCGCCAGTCGGTCGATGTTCGATTGAAGTAAGACATCTATACTCCGCATAAAGGATAATAGTCCATAGAAAGTATTAACAAAGAGTCAGCTACATAGGGTAACATAATTATTACACATAGAACCAACATAAGAGCAAATAGTCCTAGTATAAAGTTTGTCATCATATTACACTATCTAGTAACTCATTAAATTCATTCCATTTCTCTTCTTCTTCAGCACGAGAATTTTTACGCATTACATTTGCAACACGTCGAGCTACAGGAATCTCTATATTATACTCAGCTTTAATATCTTTTAGCAAGGAAGAAATAGATTCCCTTGCTGATTCTATTTGAACAAGCAGATCAACAACTTTTTCAAATTCGCGTTTTAGTTCATCGTTCGTTTGCGACATTACTTCCCTCTATAACTTTAAATGTTTCACGAATTGACTCTGGACGTTTACGAACAAGTTTAGATTCTTGTAAATCGTCCATGACATTAGTAAAAAGTTCAAAACATTCATCAGCGCAATCGCTAAAGCCATCTTCTTTTGATAATTCAGCAATTAACATTTTCTGATGAAGCAAATTAAAAGCAGTTACTATGTTAGCCGCTCCAATTTCACGTGACCCCTCGAAGTCTCCCTCCGGTCGAGGGGTGTATAGTTCAAAATTACTACTTTCCCAAACAGTGCCTTCGTCGTCATCAAAAACGTCAATCGGCATTGAAGAGAGAACTTTATAGATTAATTTTTTAGCTTTATCGTGTGAGACTACCACGTTCACCTCCTGTGTCACTACGTGACCCAATCGTCCCGATACGGCTGGACATAAAACCACATAAGAGATTTAGACACAGCTGTGACGAAACGTTCATTAGATTCGTTAGCCATCGCAGTTTCAAACTCACGTTTGAGTCGTAAATATGGATTTTTTAAATTAGAGACTGGAACAATCGACTGAACATCTAAATCACGATAATTCCAATGTTCGCAGCGTGAAGAATACGCTGGCGAAGAGTTTAAATAAAGTTCTGTTTCAGAAAGTTTTGGAGAAATATTATTCCA